AGCGCACATTGAACGTTCGCGCATCCGACAAAGTGAGTACCATCGTGGTATTCAAGGTTTGTGACTTGGTGTATAACGCCTCAATCGTGGTGCGCGACATCCAAATCAAGCCCCGCGACTCGGATTTGGCTTCCAGCGTAATCGGACGACCGGCGAGCTTCGCTTGTTCTTTGGTGATCAATGCACCAGTGAGCGAGTATTCCGCCGAGCGATCCACGGGATTCCACGAGAACTCATCTGACCAGACTAAATCGGCATCCAACACGATAGAGTCTAAAGTAATGTTGGGCATACTGACTCCTGAAAGCCGATTAAACTACTTCAAGGCGATACCGAGGGCGCATTGCACACCCTCGGTAGACAGGGATTAACTGTACTCGTTGTAGATGAATGGACTGGTATAGCCGTTCGCCGAGTCGGTAACGAGCGTTCCACTCAAGCCGAAGGTGATGAAGGCTTTACCGGCGATGTCCAACTCACCACTCGGAGTCAGTACCGCCATCGGGCAAATGATACTGACGCCCTTCTGATTGGCGAGGTTCTTCCCTTCCAGACGCACGAAGGCGCGAATTTCCGTTTCCGTTGCCGCGAGAATCCGCTTGGAATCCAGAGTGCCATACGAATACACGACTTCCACGGAATCGCCATCCGCCGGACTCCCAGAGACCGCCAGGAACTTGATCATGCCCGCCGTGGAATCGACGACATAATGGGTTCCCAAGACATACACCGGGCTATCCGAGACATGCCGCACCGCCGTCACGTTGACATTGCGATTCGCCAACTTTGTCCAGAAACCTAACCGAGCGACAATGACTTCTGGAGCGCCAGTCAGCACACTACCCGAAGCCGCATCCACGTCAGTCAGTGTCCCCAACAGGGCGTATTGCAGAATATCCGCCGCCGCATCATCGGTTTCGATACTCAGCGTAGCGACACCCGGAAACACCACGGAGTCGAGCGCCTGACCAAACGAATCGCGCATATAGGAAATCCGGTCAATCTTCTCGGCAGAACCGGGATTGACACTGAACTTGGTCGCATTGATCGGGCCATGTTCGCCCGTGCGAGCATTATTGACAATCCGATCCAAAAACACATTACCTGCACAAATTAAACCGCTCATTGAGAGCCTCCAGAAAGAATATAACGAGTACGAAAGGCGAGGGGATAAAACCCAAAGCCTGCATCAAATTCAGGATTGGGTGCGGAAGCCATTTGCAACGCTTCGTAGCCTTCACCCGGCGTCCATCCCAACAACGATTCCACAATGGCCGTCAACATCGGCCCCGCTTCAAACCGAGAATCGATACCACTGAGTTGCGATCCGGCATTCCGAACCACGGTAACAACGGTCACGGTCTCCATCAAGGCGACTTGATTCCGCCGTTGCTCAGCAATCTCCAACTCTTGCGGAATCACATAGATCGAGTGGTTGTACTGACGCGGCATCCCTTGAATGCTCGCCGCCCGCAAGATCAGCCACGTATCGTCCATCAAGGACTTTAGCCGGGCTTCGATCAGGCTCTCCAGTTCGTAAGGAACCATCACCAGACCAACCGTGTGAAGACTGTTGCCGGTGTCGTGTAAGCGATTGCCGCATGTGCTGTCGCTGTTGTGTCGAGTTGCACCAAGCCACGGGCGACATCCTTCAACCAGAAACAACCGACGTTGTACCGATCCTGCACCAACTCGGTGGGCTGATCCTGATACAACCGATACCGCGCAAAATCACAGGCCATGCCCACGAGATTGCGCGGCGGATTCGCCAGCGGCACGGGATACTGCTCCCGCAAGTAACCGTCGATGTGCGAATCGGCGAATTGAATCGCCTCTTCAATCACCCCATCATCGGGCAATCCATCCCGATCCCGGTCACTCAACTGAACGATCTCGTTCTCGCCAAAGGCGTTCAGCAGATCGTTGTAGGTGCAGTAGCTCATACCGAAGGTCGCCCGGTCATCAATCGGTAGCAATAATCAGCACAGCCGAAGGCCGGGTGCAGACCATCACGCAGTTGGTCTGGATTTCCAGATACCAGCGGCGGTTGTCGGCACTCGCAATCGCTTGCGGATAATACGGAGTCCCCATCATGCCTGCGCCAACGGTATCCAGGGTGTCGGCTGGAGCGAAGGCTTGAATCCACATATTGGGGACGCCTTCGGGAACAATGCGGGCGGTTCCGGTCGGAATAACGACGGTGCCGGTACCTCGATAACGTTCCCAAGTCACGCCGCCGAAGTTGACCATCTCGCGAGGATCATTGCGCAGGTCTTGGGCCATCGCGTAGTTGAGCAAAGTGGCCTTGACCGCCGCGTTCTCGATCAACTTGCTCCAGAAGGTATCGGAGCAATAGGCATGAAGCCCACTGAACGGAATCCCATCCAGCGCAGTTTCCATCGGCACGGTGATCTTGTCGAAGATTTCCTTGCGGGTCTTGGTCGCATCGGTGTTCAGCGCAATCTGCTGCGAGGCCGTGACGTTACCGAACGCATTGGTGGGTGTCACCAAGCAAGCCACACGCAGACTCTCGTGCGTCAGATCGATGTCCCGCCGCAGGCGCATCATCAACTCATCCCGACGCATCTGGATCACTTCGACCGCCGCATTCGCACCGACCGCCCGCGCATTGAGGACTTCATCGGCGTACACAGAACCATCCGCCCGATAATGGGTGGTGGTGAAGGTGTGGACGTTGCGCCGTTCCAGTGTTTCAATCCGCGAAGGCGTCCCGCGAGGAACCCCGGCCAGAATGGTCGCGCCATTCTTCGGTTGCTCTTCGAGAGCCAGCACCGTAGAGGTCAGGGCGCGGGATTCAAAGACGCTGCCCAAGCGACCCGGAATGTACGGGGCTTTGGCAATCGAGGCGAGCAGATTCTCGCGGGTAAAGTAATCGCGAAAAATATCCATGATTAACTCCTCACCTGCACGCCATTGGCGGCGAGTTGACGATAGGCTTCACTCTTCTGCGCGGCAGTCACGGTCGATTTCCACTGCAAGGAAGCCGACTTCACTCTTGCATCACGCACCACAACCGTAGTGGTCGCTGTCGTCGAGGTCGCATCCGCCGCTGCCGTAATGACGCCATAGGCTTCATTCGTCCCATCGACGGCCAGTGGATCCCACAACTTGCCTTGCGGAGCGGTATAACCCGCCACAATGATGTTGAAGTAATCACCCAAGGTCATCGTGCCGCCATTGGCGAGCGCGAAGTTGACATGATCGGAAGCAAATGCGGTCGCAATATTGCCTTCGCCGACACTGGAACCGTCCGGGGCCAGGACTTCAAACGCGCCGGTGGCGGAGGTCGCCAACACACGCACCTTGTAAGTACCCAGTTGCGCCAGCTTGCCCAAAGACACTGCGCTGACCGTACCAGATCCAGTGCCGACCAGCACCGGAGTGCCGCCCGCCGTGACGACGACGGTGAACACGTCGCCAGTGGTCATCGTGCCGCCATTGGCGATCAGGAAGGACAGATGATTCGACTTGTAAGCCGTTGCCACCGCGCCATTAGGAAGAGCGGTTCCGTCAGGAGCCACGACGGTAAACGCGGCAGTCGCGGAGGTCTGCGTCAAGGTAATAACGTAGCTGCCCACCTGGACATCCGGGCCAAAGGTCAGCCCGGTCATTACGCCAGAACCGGTGCCGACAATCGTCGGAATCGGCGCTGCCGCCTGACGCTTGCTCACACGACCAATGACGGAACCCGCCACTAGCGAACCCGCGCCAGAAGCGAGGGTAATGTCTTCATACGACCGAGTGCCAGAGTCACTCAAGATCGCTTCATACGGACGATACGGCTCAGCATAAGTCGCCATCGTTATTTACTCCCCGCAACCTGGGCAAACAATTGAGTCGCAAAGTCCTGCTCGGACTTGGACGGAACCCCGCCGTTGGGCGTGGTGTCTTTAAAGTAATCAGCCTTCAATGTTGGCTTCATCGAGCGCAGGTCGTTCGAGACTGCCGCAAACGAAGCGTCACTCATTTCGAGATACGGCTGCGCGGCGTCCTCACTGAACTCGCGATGCAGGTCACTGAACAGCGCCTTGACGGCGTTCAGCCGGACATTCGCCCGAAAGGCGGCCAGTTCTTCTTTCAAGGTATTGGCTTGAGCAACGGCCTCCAGATGGGCTTTCGCTTCCTGACTGAGTTTTACATTCAGATCAGCGATGATCTTCGCATGATCCTCTTGCAAGGCACTCAGTTTCACTTGCAAATCGGCATTGAGCGCACTCACCGCCGCCAGTTGTTCACTGTTGTTATCCATTGTGGACTCCACAGAAGTTAATAAACCAAACGCGATGGCTTGGGTGTGCGGATCTGCCCCTGCCGGAACAAACGAGACTTCCCGGACACTGGCGTTCTTAAACAAGGCATTAACGGTCACGGTATTCCCGTTCACGATCAGTGTCTTGGGCTTCTCGAAGGTTTCAATCTCGGCTTGGAGACCGACACTGAATTCCCACGGAGCGCCTTCGCTGAATTCCGCAGCGACTTGTTGCCCTGCCGACGTGGATCGACTGAACGAACCCAACACTTCAATCGAAGCGCCAGTGTTGGTGATTTGTGTTTTGCCCGCCCGTTGATTGGAGTCGTGATTCACCAGCGCGAAGACCGGCTTGGTCGGAGCTTTCAAACTCGACAAGTCAATCGCCACATCGCCGTAATAGCCATAACCGGGAATCACTCCGCCACTGTACGCCACGCCCGCAAACTGCCGGGGCGCAGCATCCTTGGCTTCAAGAAGGGTCGGAGCAAACGAGAAATAAAGAGGGGTCGTGTTCATGTGAACAGTAAACACGAAGTGGATTGCGGACTTCAATAAAAAACCCGCACAGGGCGGGTTTATACAGGGATTCTACTACACCTAAGCCGGGAGGTCTTCCATCGGCCACTGCTGAAAGGCCGAACACTGCGGAGGATGCAACTCCAGACCTTGGGTACACACCGAGGTATAAAAAAAGTGTCGGGGCGGGACCGTATTGGCGCTCACCAGTTTGCGTTGATGACTGGCGCATGCCCAACACAAATTAAAG